CTAGCAGGTAGGTCTGCCCAGCCGGCACATCCTGGGTCAGGCTTACCGACAAGTGCCACTGCGGCACACTCAGGATCTGGCCATGCAGCACACGCTTAAGGGTGATGACGCCAGGCGCTACGACGCCCTGCTGCGTGCCGTGCAAAACCAGATCCTGAGTGTGCCGCAGTGGCACTTGTCGGTAAGCCTGACCCAGGATGTGCCGGCTGGGCAGACCTACCTGCTAGTCGATGAGTTGCCTGCCGGCCTGTTCGGCCCCGGGGACTTCGTTGGGTTTGGGGATAACAACGACCTTGAGTTCGGGCAGATCAGCGCCATCGTGGGCTTGCGCGTAGAGCTGGTGGCCCCGGTGGTTAAGGCCATGCCCGCATCGTCCCGCCTGGTGCCCACCGACTCGGGGATGGTTTCGCCTGCGCAAAGCGCCACGCGCCGCACTCACACCGTCATGGAGGCCCAGGTCAACTTCGATATGGTCCCGCAGGAAGACCGTCGCCCGATCCCCGAGGTGCCGGCCCCGATGACCTTCACGGTGGGCACGGATGTTCGGGAGGTGATCTTGCTCAAGCCGAACTGGCGTGATGCCGTGACCGTGGGCAACAACTGGAACTACAACAGCACCGCCGAGTATGTGAATGGCCCGGTTCGCCCAATCAACGGCGAGGACTACGGCCGGCGCACGGTAAACGGTACGATCAGCCTGCGCAACCGCGAGCAGATCAACTCCTACCTGGGCCTGCTGCACCGCCTGCACGGCCGGCGCTACGCCGCGTGGCTGCCATCCTGGACCTCGGACATCACGCTAAACCGCAACTCGGGGGTGACCGACCGCATATTCGTCAAGGCCAACGCGCACACCGAGTTCAACGTGTTCAGTGACCCAACCGTCGCCCTGTTCATGGAAATGCGCGATGGCACGGTCTATACCGCCAGGGTGACGGCGATCATCCCCAACTCGATCGACATCCAGCTGCGTTTCGACCGCAACATTCCTTCGCCGCTGATCATGGCCAACGTCAAGCAGATCAGCCTGATGTATCGCGTCCGGCAAATGAGCGATACTGCGGCCTTGCGATGGAGGAGCAACCGCGTGGCCGAGGCTACGTTGTCGTTCATCAGCGTATCCGACGAGCCATAAAAAGGACCCCCGCATGGCCTACAACACGATCGAGAGCAGCGTCGACGAAGGCTCACCCATTAACCTGTTCGAGTTCCGCTATGGCGACGATCCCGATGACGTGTTGCGGTACTGCACGAATGATCGCGAGATCGTGGCCGCTGGCCGGACCTGGGCGCCCTACAACATCACCCATGGTCCCATCGTCAGTTCGGGTTCCCTGGACAAGGCCCAGCTTGATGTGACCATGCCGAACGACAGCCCGCTGGGGAAGCTGTTCATCATCACCCCGCCGAGCCGAGAGATCCTGCTGAACATCTGGCGCGGCCATGCCCTGGCCAACGGCTTCGATGACTTCATTCGGATCTGGACCGGTCGAGTGCTGGCGCCAACCTGGCGTGAGTCAGAGCTGGAGCTGTCATGCGAGCCTGTGGCCACGTCACTCAAACGCATCGGCCTGCGCCGTTACTACCAGTACGGCTGCCCGCACGACCTGTATGGTGCGATCTGCCGGGTAGACAAGCCAAGCTTCACCGCCATCGGCAGTGTCGTGCAGCTGGTCAACTCGCGATCCGTGCATGTCGGCTTCACCAGTGTGCCGGCAGTGTTCGACCACACGCGATTCCTGGGCGGAACGTTCCGCTACAACCCCGACAGCGGCATGAAAGCCCTGCGGACGATCGTAGGCATAAGCCCTGACACTGGGGGCTATCGCATCGAGCTGATGGCGGCCATATCCGGCATCGAGCTGGGCACGCCGATCACCATGTCCTATGGTTGCAAACACAACTGGGATAACTGCGCGCTGTTCAACAACACGCCGAACTACGGTGGATTCCCGAACATCCCGACGAAAAACCCATACCGCACCAACACCTTCTGAGGCCCGACCATGTGGGTTCAAGTCGCTTATTTCATCGTCACGCTTATCGTCAGTACGGCGCTGTCCTACGCGCTGGCACCAAAGCCCAAGAAGGGACAGCCGCCCAGCGCGCAGAGCATCACCAGCCCAACGCTTGACGCTGGTCGGCCGGTGCAGAAGCCGTTCGGCAAGCTTCGCCTGCGCGACCCCAACACCGTAGACTACGGCGGCGACAGGACCAAGGAGATCAAGAAATGACGGACATCCGCGTAATGCCGGCCGACGTGGTCGACTCGGGCAGCTGCATCAAGGGTGCTCGCGAGTGGTTTGCTTTAAACGGTTTGGCCGACGAGTTCCGCACCTTCATCAAGGACGGCGTGGCCATCGAGAAGATCCAGGCGCTGAACTGCCCCATCGCCAACCGAGCATGTGAGTTGGCCATCAAACGCGCAGCAGGGATTAACCAATGAGTGGGGGTGGCGCAAAGAAGTCAGTCGTTGGCTATCGCTACTACCGCAGCATGAGCCTGGCCATATGCCACGGCCCAATCGACGCCTTGCGTGAGATATGGGTCAAAGACAAGGTGGCGTGGCGTGGTGACCTTCGGCGCAACGCCGACAACGACAACAGCAAAACCGGGAGATCGAGCCAGGACGGCCTGTTCGGTGGCGAGAGCCTTGAGGGCGGCGTGGGTGGGTTCTTCGAGGTGGGATTCGGTGGCCTTAACCAGATGCTGATGGGCGTCAATGCCGACGGCACTACCAGTACCGCGCCGCAGATCGCCCTGGGTGTAGAGTTCCCCTACATGCCGACCAAGGGGACACACTACCGCGGCATCGCGATGGTGAACTTCTTCGACTTCTACTGGGGCACCAACCCGTACATCAGCGACATCGCCTTCAACATCGAGGTGTACTACGACAAGTGGTATCCCGAGCGCAAGCAGATCGGTGTAAACGCCAACCCCGCGCACATCATCTACGAGTGCCTGGTCAATGGCGAGTGGGGGTTGGGCTATGACCCATCGGTGCTCGACGACGATTCGTTCCGCGTTGCGGCCGGCATCCTGTACAACGAGGGGCTTGGGTTGTCGCTGTCGTGGTCTGAGACCAGCACGATCGAGGAGTTCATCGACTCCATCAACGACCAGATAGACGCCACGTTCTTCTACAACCAGAAGTCGGAGAAGTGGACCCTGCGACTCATCCGTGCCAACGACCCCGTGGTCATGCCGATTGGCCCGGACATCTGCAAGCTCAATTCATTCTCGCGCCGGATGTACGGCGAGACGGTCAACGAGCTGACGGTGCGTTGGGTCAACCCTGCCACCGAGGAGTACCAGGCGCTAACGATCCACGACGGCGGCAACATCGAGGCCACCGAGCAAATCATCCCCGGCACCAAGGACTACCCGGGCGTGCGCAGCGAGAGCTTGGCGGCCAGGCTCGGGCAGCGCGACTTGCGCGCATTGAGCTCGACGCTGGCGTCTGCCGAGATCGTGGCCAACCGCAAGACCTGGGTGCTCAACCCGGGCGACATCGTCACGTTCACCTGGCCAGACCTCGACATCGTGGCCATGCGTATGCGCGTCACGCAGACCACGCAGAGCCAGGACAAGTCGGACATCACCATTGCCATGGTCGAGGATGTCTTCGGGCAGGCCCAGGCGACGTTTAACGGTGAGCAGCCAAGCGACTGGGTGGACACGCGGACCCAACCGACCCAGTTCGAGTACCTGGCGCCCTTCGAGCTGCCATTCTGGTATGTGTTCCAGGCCTTTGCCGGCGTCGTCCCCGAAATCGAAGTCACCTATGGCACCGTGCTGGCCGGCACCACCAACTTGGGCATCCAGTCGGCCCGCCTGTTCGCTGAGCAGATCCTGCCGAGCACCACGCAATACGTGCTGGCCGACACCGCAAACTCGACGCCCACCGCAGTGCTGTCGGTTGCCTTGGGCCAAAGCTGGCAAAACACGGCGACCATTCTGGTTAGCAGCCTGACCAATCGCTCACGCATCGAAACCGACTCGTTCGCCATCCTGGGTAGCGGCGACACCGCCGAGATCGTGCGGGTGGTGCAGAACATCGGCAACGGCACCTTCACCCTGCAGCGCGGGCTCATGGACACCCACCCAAAGGCCTGGCCGGTTGGCACGCGCATCTGGTTCATCGGCAAGGAGCAGTTCCCGGTCGACCCGACAGCCCGGTCGATGGCGCAGTCGGTCAACTACAAGATGACCATGCAGACCTCGCTCGGCACCACCGAAGTCGCAGACGTTCCGGCAACACCTGCCTATCTGGAAGGCCGCCAGGGCCGACCATACCCAGTGGCCAACGTCCGAATCGAAGGCGAGTATTGGCCAAGCACGATGTCGGTAACTGACGGCTATCTGCGCATCGACTGGAACACGCGCAACCGCCTGCTGCAGAACGCTGACGCCCAGGTGCTGTGGAACGCCGGTAGCGTAGCCCCTGAAGCCAACACCCAGGCACTCGTGTTCGCTATGCAGGGTGGCGTGGTTGTATCCTCGGTGCTGGTGCCCGACGCTTCCACCGGATTCGTCGAACTGCCCGTCGCAGGGCTACCAAGCGGGGCTACCCGCATTGTCGTCCGCACGATCCGCGATGACCTGGACAACTATCAAGACTTTATCCACGACATGACACTGACCCTCGACCTGCTTAGCGGGTGGGGAGCTGACTATGGAGCTGACTGGGATGACTAAGCCCAACCACCTAAAGGGAATGCACGATGCCTGAAAAAATCGCACCCAACCTGAGCCTGTCGTATGGCTGGACGCCACGCAGCGGCGGTACGCCAGGCGATAGTGGCTGGGGCAACCCAGTCAGCAACAACTTCAAGAAGATCGACGCGCTGCTCGGCCTGTCGGTGTTGAGCGTGACCGCCACAACGCCAGCCGTGACCGACAACGGAACGCGCTACATCGTCCCGGCAACCGGCGCGACCGGTGACTTCGTTGGGCAGGGCAACAAGGTGGCCGTGCGGGTCGAGGGCGCGTGGAACTTCTACACCCCGGCGCGAGGCTGGCTGGCCGAGGTGGCCGCTACTGGGCAGATCGTGAAATTCGACGGCACCGCCTGGGTCGATGTGCTGCTGCCGATATCCAGCGACAACGTCAACCTTCTGCCCGATACCTATAGCTGGGGAACCGCCGTGCTGCCGACGCTTGTTGCCGGTACGCAAACGGTCGTCACCCAGGCTGTGCCAGAGGCGCTATCCGGCTATGGTCTGAAGATCACCACCGGCAGCACCAACCAGTCGCTGTACACAATGTTCGCGCCGGCCAACAACGCGGCCAACTACAACATGGCGTTCGAGCCCGGCGACTACATCGTATCGGCCTATATCTCGTCGACCACGCCAGGTCACAAGGTCGCTCTGGCCCTTACTGACGGTGCGGCCAAGTTCAGCCCCGACATCACGCTGACCACCACCCGCACGCGCTATAGCTTCGTGGCCAGTTTCACCGCGGCGACCAAGATGTCCATGTACCTGCTGAGCAACCGCAGCGGGGTCAACGGGGTTGAAGTCATCATCGACAGCCCAATGGTCTCGCGCCGGTTGTCTGCAGGTTCGTCGGTTACCCCACCAGCCTTTACACCAGGACCATCGGCCGCGCGTGTCGCAGCCGCCACACAGGTCAGCTCGCTACATGTCAACACTGCCTCGGGCACGCTGGTAAACGGCGCGACCTACACAAAGATCAGCCTGTCCACGGTAGCCGAAGACACCCGCTCAGGCTGGAGCGCTGCCAACTCGACCTATACGCCAGCCGAGTCTGGTCTGTATATGGTTGAAGCCATGCTTCGGCCCGCTCGGTCTGGCGGAAACCCGCTACCCGCGTCGGCCAACTTGCAGCTAGGCTTTGGGTCGTCGGCGGCTGATGGGGTAAACGTGGTCGCCGACTCCAGTCCAGACCTCAACCCATTCACCGTTCTGTTCTGCAAACCGATGAGGCTGACAGCAGGTACAGCGTATTTCATGTTCGGCCAGCACAGCCACACTTCACCTGTGGCATTCACTTACGCCGAGCTGAAGATCGTCAAGATCGCCAACTGACGCGGACGACGGGCGGCCGGTGGATGTGTAATATGGCGCCCATTCACCGACTGCATGTCGATCAAATGAAAAGGAGATGGCCTGATGGCTGATCAAGATTACCCGCACCAGTACGAGGCGATGGAACAGTCCGTCGAGCGCGTCGGTAATGCGGCTCTCGCCTATGAGCAGACCCTGGGTGGTGCGAAGGATGTGCTGGTGCCGGTCAATGGCTACCCGCCTCAGAAGACGGTCGAGGGCCGACTGGCGGCAATGGTCGACGAGCGCAGCCTGGAGCCGGTGGTCACTACTACGGCTGCCGGCCTTCTGGTTACCCGGGGCACCGGAAACACCAACCGGTTCTTCCGCGTACCATCCAGCGACCCCGAGATCCTTGAGACTCGTTACCGTAACGATGCTGGGGTGGCCACCAAGATCAGCGACATCCCACGGACACTGACTCGGTATGGCAGCATCGTGCCGAACGGTGCTTTGCGTAATGCAGGGCAGGGCAACCTGACCTATGCCGATATCGCGCCTACCGTGGCACAGCAGGCACCGGTAAAGCCGATCACCGAAACCATTCTGAACGGCCTGGGCTGCAATTACGGTTTCGCTCTGCTGGCCAGCGATACCGTTCAGTCAGGTGGATGGGTGTCGATCGACTTTTCGCCTGTTGGGCAAAACGGCCCGTTTAGCTTGTTCGGCTCGGTGCTGGTGTACTCGCCGACCGGGGTTTGGAGCTTCGGAGCCAACAACGGCCCAACGGTCGGTCGTAACCTGGACGACGGCACCAGCATGTCGCAGCGCATGACCGCCTATGACCAGCTCAGCGCCAACGTTCGCCGCTACTACGTTGCGTTTGAATGGCCAGACCCAGCAGACCCGCTGTATGTGGCGCGCTACCGCATCGGCATGACCACCACGATGCCGCGAACCGAGGACTACTACTTCACCGGCCTGTGGCTGTCGGTGGTGCCAACGTCGCAACGCATTGCTGGCCAGGCCATGAGTTTCGCCGATACCCTGTGGCCGAACTGGGCGACAGGTGCGGCGGCCCCAGCCGTTGCCTCCACGCAGATGGACGCGCAGATCGCTTTGGAAAAGCGTATCGCCGTGATGGAGGCCAACACCGGCCTAGCCCTTAGCCGTTTGGCCCGGGCGCTGCTTAACCCGCTGCACTCGGTGTACGTTACGCTTATTGGCGACAGCATCAGCTGGGGATCTACCGTTACCGGCATGGGCCCAACCGAGCCTCGTGGCCACCAGCTCACCGACGTTCGCAACAACCTGACCAGCCCGAGCTGGGCCAACCTGCTTCGCCAGTATTTCGGGGACGTTTATTCCTACGGCGAAGTTACCGAAGACGCACCTGGTTCCGGCTACTACACCCGCGAGCATGTCGTCGATGCCACCAACGGCGACCAGAAGTTCCGCTTTGCCAGTGCATCGTCCAAGGCACCGATCCCGGCATCGTCGGTGACCGTGGTGACCCAGCCCAACGCATTTTTCGGTCGATACATCAACCTTGGCCCTGGGCAGTGGTATCTCGAATTTGATCTTGTCGGCGATAACCTGACAGTTATCTACGCTGGGGCTGGCGCAACGACGCCCGCGACCTCGAAGGTGGCCATCGTGGATGCCGACACTGGGGCCGAACTGGGCAGCTTCCTGTACGGCTATGGCTCGAACTGGTCGCAGACCGCGGCGATTACTTTCCCCTATGGCAAGTACCGCATCCAGATCCGCGACGTATCCCCCGACCAGCGCTTCCGCTTTGAGGGGCTGAAAGTCACGCAGAAGATCCAGCTGGTAAACAACGGCATCAGCGGCACCTGGTCCGGCGAGTGGCTGCCAGGCAGCTCGTTGCTGAACGGCGGTGTCCCGGCAAACACGGAATTCGTATTCGCCATGTTGGGGACCAACGACCGGTTGAACTCCCAGCTACCGATGAACGTTATCCGCACCAAGGACAACATGCGTCGGATCATCACCGAGCTTAAGGATGTACGGGGCAAGGACATCATCCTGATGTGCGCCAACGCCACACGGCCAGACCTTGACTACCCAGGCAACACGACCACTTACAAATACTCGATGCAGGATGTGTCGCGGGCATTGCGGGATCTGGCCCAAGAGATGAACATCGACTTCGTAGACCACTACCGCACGTTCAAAAAGGCAGCCGCCCGTGGCGAGAACCTGCTGGCCGACGGACTGCACCCGAACGACGCCGGCCACCTGCTGATCTTCAACACCATCGAAGACCGGATCGCCCGTTACATGAAACCACGCTAAACCGCGACACGCTTCACGGATCAGGTCGGCCATCGTGCCGGCCTTTTTCGTGCGTGCAATTATGCGTCGCGCAAGGTGTCTACAGTCAGGCGCGGTGGGTGTCATTTCATTGCGCCAGTAAGGACCCAGCGGCTATCCTTCCCGGCGACACACCATAGGGAAGAAGCACGATGTCACATCAACAAAACAAGGGGGTTCGCTGATGGAGAGCTTCGATCCAGGGAACGCAGGGACCATCGGTGCTACTGTCAGCGGGGCCATTGCTATCGCCATCATATGGGGGAGCAAGCTTATGGCCAAACGGCTAGGGCTTAGCGAGACCAGTGTATCGGAAGCTAACCAGCAGGCGCAGAAGGACATGCTTGACTGGCAGCGTGACCAGCTGAAGGACGAGGTGGCCAGGCGCGAGAAGGCCGAGGGGCAGGTGCAAACCCTGCTCGAAAAACTAGGCCTTATGAGCGAACAGCTGCTACATATGGAACGTCAGAACGCCGAGCTAAAGCGGCAGATGGATAATCTGACCTTACAGAACGAAAAACTTATGGCCCACATCGACGAGCTCAGCCGGACGGTCGACATGTTGCGGCCGAACCTGAATGGAGCGACTACCGCATGACGCAGAAACTGAGACGGGCTTGGGAGAAGTACGACGGGATCATCCTTCCGGTGTTGCTGGCCCTGCTGACCATGTGGGGCGGCATAGTGATAGGGAAGTGGTCAACCCTCAACGACCAGGCCCTGATGTGCTCCAAGCGCGTCGAGGAGCTGGGCAACGAACTGGGCATCCGCAGCAGCCTCACCGGGGAACCCCTCCCCAACTCCCTCATCGAGGCCAACAAGGCCACAGCCGAAGCGGCACGACTGTCTGCCGAAGCTGCCAAGAAGTCAGCCAACGCAGCGCAGAAAGCCGCTGACCAGGCCACTCCCGCAAAAGACCCACTGAGGACTGAATGATGGCACCGACGCCACGCGGAATCCGCAACAAAAATCCAGGCAACATCGACTACAACCCGCGCAACCAGTGGCAGGGCCAGCTGGCCCCCGACCCCAATATCGAAAAGCGGTTCGCCCGCTTCGACTGTGCAGAGAACGGTATCCGCGCACTGGGCAAGCTGCTGCTCAACTACCGCGGCAAGGACGGGATGCCCGGGGTCGGCAAGCCCGGCATCGACACCCCCATCGAATTCATCAGCCGTTGGGCGCCCAGCACCGAAAACAACACCCTGGCTTACGCCCAGGCCATTGCCAAGCGACTCGGCGTTGGTGTGCGGGACACCATCGACATCACCAACCCCAAAGTGCTGCGCGAAACCATGGTCGGCATCATCGAGCACGAGAACGGTTACAACCCGTACAGTGCCCAGGTGATCGACGAGGGTGTGCGCCGAGCGCTGGCCAAGTGAGGGATCGCCGCTATGCAAACGATAGGGAAATGCCTGGGCAAGGCCGAGGATGGTTCGCTGTGGTTCTGGTGTCAGGGTTGCGGTCTGCCGCATAGCCTCAACGTCGGGCAGGGGCCTGGCCAGCGCTGGGGCTACAACGAGAACCCCAACGCGCCGACCTTCACGCCATCGGTGCTGTCCCGGTACAAGATGGGCGGCGATGAGATCATCTGCCACTCGTTCGTCACCGACGGGCGCATCCAGTATCTCACCGACTCAACCCACGAGCTGGCCGGCCAGACGGTGGACCTGCTCGACTGGGAAAGCGCATGGGCCAGCTGGTGAGGTTCCTGGCCGCCGTACCGGAGTGGGTGTGGTTCATGATGCTGGCCATCGCTATCGCCGGCATCCAGCAACTGCGTGTCGTCAACGAACGGGCTGACAAGCTCACGGCCCAAACCGAGCTGGCCAACTACCGGACCGAGGTGGCCGAGCGGGATCGCCGCAACGCCGCCAAGTCCCGGGCCGAGGAACAGCGTCTGCAGCGCAACAAGGAGATCGAAGATGCCAATGCACGGGAGGAGCGCCTGGCGCTCGAAGGGGATGTTGATCGCTATCGCGATGCTGGTGTCAGCCTGCAGCACGAAGTCGATCGACTGCGGGACGGCAGACGTGCTACCTGTGACGCCATCGCTGCCCAGCAGCGCCAGGCAAGACCCACTGCCAGCATGGTGTGCGGGGAACTGCTTGGAGAGCTTGACCAGATGGCGGGAAGCCTCGGCGAAGCGCTTGGCCGAAGCCGAATAGCCGGCCTGACCTGCGAGCGCATCGCCGACGCCAACAGTCAGACCTCCCCAGGGTCAGCCCGCCAGTAGTGCAGCTTCGCCGACAGGCCGCCGAGCCCGATATTCAGCTCATACGGCGGCCTGTACCCCTCGATCCCCTCTCGCTTCAGCACCCGATCACAGGCACTGTTGAACGTGTCGACCACCGAGCCCTTGTCCTGTTCGAGCGATGTGGTGATGGTCATGACCTGGGACTTGGTCAGTTCTAGGTGTGCAGCGTGCATTCAGAAGTCCTCCTCGCTGGCCAGCCGTAAAAGCACATCGGCGTGGCACGCTTTGGGCGCGCAATGACACACGAGATCCCGCCCAACGAGCTCGTGCAGTGAACCGGTAAGTTCGGGATGCCACCCGAGGTACTTTTCATAGCGTGCGATTACCTCGGCCCGGCTTCCGTCCCGTCCGGCTCGGAACGGGTTACCCCACTTGGTGGTGCGGTCGACCAACACGGCGTCAGCCGGGATGCCTTGGTCGCCGGCCTTCCAGACCTTAGTCATCGTCGCCATCCCGGGTGGCCTTCAGGCTGTCGGCCAGATACATCAGGTAACCGCAGGCATAACCCATCGCCTCCTCGCTCAGGCCCAGGCCCTTCCAGTCCACGGCCAGCTGCAGGTTGTCGAGGAACGCGCCCGCCTGCTTGCGGACCTTGTCGCGCAGTTCCTTCTTCTCCGCTCGTTTAAGGCCCATCAGAAGTCCTCCTCGTAGGTCCAGCCCAGATCGGAGCAGATCTGCTTCACGCGCTTGACCCGCTCCTCGGTGACATGGGGTCTCAGCTGCACGCAGGTTCCCCAGCCCGGGGTACTACCTAAATACGCTGCCTGGAATGCACCACGTAAATCCAGCCACGCCACGAACTGGTTGATCGAGTGGTCGTGGGAGTCGGTGACATCGGCCAGGGTTTGAATCCGGTCGGCGTAGATCAGCACGTCCACCTGCAGGCCGCCCTCGTGCATGGGCGCGTACTGGGCGATCGCGTGGAAGCGGTCCTCGTCGCCCGGGAACTTGTCGGTGTAGTCGTTCTTCTCGTCGCGGTCGTAGATCTTGGCCAGCTCGTGGCTGGAGCGGCAGCCACCCTCGAAGAACTCGCTGACATCGCTGATCAGCTGCTGCACCTGCGCCTCGTGGGCACCGACGATTACCAGGTCAATGTCCTTCGGGTGCCGGCCGTGCAGCTGATCCCGCACGCACCCACCGGCCAGTCCGAGGGTCACGTTCGGGAAGTCGACGCTGAGCCACGCCGACAGGTCGCTCAGCAGGGGCCGGCCGATCTGCACCTTGCTCGGGTCCAGGCTGTTCAGCGGCATCAGCATCGTTGCGTGCTTGTTGCGGGTTGTCGCTAGGGGCTTGCTCATGTGTCGGTTCCTTGATCGGGTCGATGACCAGGCTGGCCAGCACCTTGGTCGTCAGGTCATGCGGGTTCTTGGCATTGACGAAGCGGCGGATCACACCGCGGCCATCCGGGCGCACGCGCCCTTCCAGCCGACGGTATGCCCGCTTCATCACCTTGGGGTTCTTCCAGTAGCTGTGGAACCGGTCGATGAGGACCAGAACCAGCAGCGCATGGAGGTCGTCTACAGGTTGATCGGTCACTGGCCGGCTTCCGCTTTGCGCAGCATATTCCACAGCGTGCAGCCTTCCGGGTTTTTCCACGATGGGTCCCCAAAGTAGCCCATCACTCGCTTGGCCAGGTTGGTGCGCTTTTCGCGTTCTTCGTTAATGTCGTTGTGCAGCTGAGTGAATGCGACCTCTACGCGCTTGGATACGGTGCCAGTTCCTACATGCTCTGCCCATTCGTGTTCCTCGATCATCTCAGCCATCGCCACGCATTCCTCGAGTTCCATTTGCATACCGCCGCATTGCAGGCGAAGCTCGTCAATCTTTTTGGTCAGGTCGATCATCAGCGCGAACAAGTCGGGACCATCAAACGAACAGTCGTCGACCGGTATGCCGGATGCCTTGATCGCAGCGATGCAGTGGTTCTTCAGCGCCCCGTAGTTACCATGCAGGTGCTCGGCCGGGCTGTATGGGGTAATGACCACAGGATCGTTCATCAGCGGCAGCCAGCCAATCGGCGTGCCCTTGCCTTCGGTGAAGTGGTCGTGAGTCCAGCACCAGCCGGCGAACTTCCATTCGTCCAGGCCGTCATGGTCGAAGTTGTTGGCGCCGATGGTCGGTGCGTGATCCGAGTCCTCGGTCGAGTGCTCATCGAACTCAACGAGCAGGCGCAGCAGGGTGCCGTCGCGTGGAGCCGTGTCCATATCGCGCCACTTCGGGTCGTGGTCTTCCTGCCTGCCGCACAGGGTGCAAACCTGCAGCCACTGACCATCGTCGGTCCATTCGTGCTTGCAGTTGGTGGTGTTACTCATGGGTCCATTCTCCATCGGGGTAGCGGTAAATGAATTGGTACAGGCCGGTTGGAACACGCCGCACTTCCAGCAGCAGCTCTCCGGTATCGCCGTAGAACCGATATTGCCGACCGACTTCACCCTCACGGCCTCGCAGCACATCGATCGTCACGTAACTGGCGTCGGGCAGGCTGGCCCAGGTCACGGTGTGCAGCCCGGCCTTCAGCGTGTCGGCCGGCAGCCAGCGCAACGGCATCTCCTGCAGGCTCAGCAGCTGCTTCTTGCGCGACAATATCCGCAAGGGCGCCGTCAGTATCTCCCGGGCCGATTCGATCGCCTGGCGGCCCACCACGCGCTTCAGGCACTCGGGTGGATCGGGGTCGTTCATGTCCCACCCCAGCCCACACTCGCAGAGCATCTGGTCGCTGTGCTGGCGGGCCTTGCAGCCGGTTTCGCGTTTTCTCACAGCATGTCCCTCGGTTTGATGAACACCAGCCAATGGGTCAGGCCTTGGCGTCCGCTTGGGTGGCCGAACAGCGGGGCCACTTCGCACAGTTCCAGGACCTCAGCGACCTTGACCTGCGTTTCGTTCCACTTGAAAACCAGCACGCCATTGTCGGCCAGCACCCTGAAGCATTCAGCGAAGCCCAATCGCAGCTCCTCGCGCCAGTCCCCCACCAGCTTTCCGTACTTGGCGGCCAGCCAGCTTTTCGGCCCGGCGTTCGTCAAGTGTGGCGGATCAAACGCCACCAGGTTGAACGACCCATCGGGGTACGGCATCGCGGTGAAATCCATGACCACATCAGGCTCGATGCGCAACACCCGCTGGCCGTCTTCCTTTCCGTGCGAGCGGTCGGTGACGGTCAGAACCTCGTGGCGCTTGTCACCAAACACGGCGTCGGGGTTCTCCCGGTCGAACCACATCATGCGGCCGCCACAGCAGGGGTCGAGTACCCGAGCCGTCATGCGTCACGCCCTTGGGGCTGATACACCCCGCAGATGTCGCGGCATTCCCGGTGGGTCTTGAGCCAAGCCGCGCGCCAGTATTTGTGGTTCACGGTGCCGACGGGGTACGGGTTGGCGCTGATCGGCTGCTTGGCGACGATGTAGGCGGTGCGCGCCTCGGTTTTAGCCCTCATTGGCGCAGCCCCTTGACCTTGCCCAGCACGGTCTTGGCATGGCGGATACGCTCGCGGTGGGTCTCGCGCGCATCGGCGTCAGGTATACCGCCCGCCCAGCTGGCTGCCTGCGCGATTACCCAGTCGAGGATGGCAACCTCGTCACGGGTGAAAATGGGTTTCGACTTTGTGGTCATGGCTCGAACCCCGGCTGCAGCTCGTAGTCATCCGGCACCACCTTGTAGAAGCGTGGCGCATCGGGCCCGGTCTGCGCGTTGATCACATCGGCGATCAGCTGCAGCCGCTCCTCGGGCAGGTTGGGCAACCCAGTGACGAACTTCTCGTTGGGGTAATCCCCGCCGAAGTTGTCTGTGTTTACGATCTTGGCCATTACTTGAACACTCCCGTGAATCCCAGGCGCGCGGCGAGCCAGGTGGCCCACATGTACTGCACCCGGTAGTTGACATAGACCGACGGCGAGTCGGCGTGGTGGCACTGCAGCGCATCGGGACCGCCGATGTCCATGGCCGACTCGAACAGCTCCCGCTCGGCCTGGATGATGCGCAGGTGCATGTCGTACAGAACACGCTGGGGCGGCAGCATGCCCGGGTCCATCCACGGGTCATCGCGACCCACGAATTCCACCCAGATCTTCAGCTGGCGCACCTCGGCCTCGTAGTGGCTTTTCGCGTCACCGCCGCAGTGGATGATGTTGGTGCACTTGAGCATCTGCGGGTAGCGCTTGACCAGTGCGGCCATGCGCGGGTCGTTTTTGATACGGTCGGTCAGCATGGCGCCAGCTCCTTGGCCAGGATCTCGTCGAACTCCTCGATCGACAAAGGGGTCGGACCCATGCCGGCCATGTTCCAGTGATACCACTTGAGGCCGCTGTAGGTTACGGTCAGCCACGCCTCACCGATGTGCAGCTCGGCGATCTGCTGGCGGGCCGCCCGGCGCTCCATGGCCTCGCGCATTTGCACGACGGCAGGGTTGGCCTTAGGTTGGATTGCGTTGATCTTGGTTATTTCGTCAAGGCAATTGTTCCACCCATCATTTTGCAAGCAGGCGGTATAGCTCGCGGTTGTCACATCCTTTCGGTCGGGTAACGCGATAGGCTTGGCCAGATCCTCGAAGTGATCTTTGCGCAGGCCCTCCAAGCGAGCCTGGTAGCGATCAAGCGTCTTCAGCAGTTGCTGGCGCAGCCCGTTATAGGGCAAGTCGATGTACTCACGCATAACGCCGGACAGCTCCAGCGCGACGTGGCGAGCCTGGCCGTATTTGTCCTGCAGGCCCTCGATCGTTTTAAGCGCCTCAAGTGTCGGCGTAACCGTCGAGGTCACTTGCATATTCTGGCTTTGCACGCGGTCGATAATGCGGGCCAGCGAGTTGAAGTTGATCCCGGTCATCTCGTGGCCGATAGACCCACGCTCGCACGGGTAGACGTGTGCCTCGCAACCCAGCACTTCGTTGACCAGCTTTACGATATCAGGCCATTGCATTTTTTCGTTCATTGGTCTTGCCCCTTGACAGTCATGACGTGACGCAGTGTCGAGTATTGCCCCGGCCCGGCCTGGTCAGGGTCGATGCCCATTTCCAGCAAGCTAGCGCGAAGCCTTGCCGCCGATGCGGTGCGGCGGAATTGCGGCATACGCTCGCTGTCGGCGCAGTCACACTCGACGATGTTGGGCGCGTAGCCGTCGGCCTCGGTGCCGCTGTCACCATCCTGATACTTGCCGTAGCCCTTGCAGGTGCCGCAATACTCGGCGTCCTGATCCATGTATGCCCGCCAGTAGTCCAGGCTGGCACGCTGGGCAGGGCTCAGCCGCTCCTCGATCGCCTGCAGGTTGGCGCGAGCGTCGACCGGGTCGATGATGACCGGCGTGTAGGTGTCGCACTTGTACTGCAGGTGGCGGTCGCCCTCGGTCCAGTCGATGCGGTCCGAGCCCAACGGCACCGGGCCTTTGTTCGCCGGCTTGGCGTCGTCCAGATCCCCCTTGGCCGGGATGCCCAGGTACTCACGCCACGGGATCTTGGCACCGTTAACCAGGAAGCCCCACACGCCTTGCCATGGGCCGCTGATGAACATCGTCCAGGCGCCATCGTCGTGCACGTCGGTGATGGTGTGGTACTCGCCGAAGCCTAGCTTGGCCGTGTCGCCCGGCTGGCGCAGCTTGATCTCGGTGGCCTCGAATTGACCTTGCGGCTTGTACGGCAGGCTGGCCAGCAGCTGAACCACGGCAGGATCGTCGGCCGCCAGCAAGCGCTTCTCGGTGTACCAGCCCTTCAGGATGATGGTGCGGGCGTTCCACGGGTGATCGTGCAGGGCCCGGTCGTAGTCCTCGCGCTTGATGTGGTGGATGCGGATCGACCATGGGCAGAAGAACCAGCGCGGCTTGTTGGTCACCCGGTCATACGGGTTGAACAGCCAGTAGCGCGCCATGTACGACGGGTCCTGGTTGGACGGCAGGTGCAGGTAGGGGTGCTTCATCGCGCGGCGGATCAGCCAGTTGGCGATGGCCGGCTTGGAGAGCAGGCGGGCGAGACGGTTCCAGATCATTGCGGGGTGTCCTCTAGGTTGTAGCGACGCCAGATCAGCGCCAATGCGAGTGCATGAGAAATGGTGATGTGTTCGATGGCGTCGCCGACCTTCAGCGCTGCGGTTACTTTCCAGTTAAGCCAGTCGCGAGGCCCGATCCGGTTATCGTCAACAACGCTGACGCTGACGACCATCGCAGTGACGCCGTGGTAATCGAACACCGAGCCAACCGGGTAGTGCTCGTACAGAACATCCACCGAAGCGCTTCGACAGATATGGGCGTCGATATTTTCCGGGTTGCGCTTATCGGAGAAACCCATGTCGGTGAATCGGCGCAGGCTCTCGGTGATGGCGAACACACGATCGAGGAAACCCTGGTACTGCGGGGCGCTCAACCGGCGGAAGTCTTGGGTATCGAGGTATTGCATCGGGAAGGCTCCTCGGGTTCAAATTCGTGCTGTGGAACGAACTTTAGATAAACCCGAGGAGGGTGTCAACAACTAACGTTTAAAAGTCCTCGAAATATTCCCGGTAGACCGTCACCTCGGGGCGATCGATCAGGTCGTTGAACCAGGCGGCGCCCTTGGCATCGAGGCGGAAGCATCGCCCGAGGGTCGGGTGGATGAACCAGTTGGGGGCGCTGAACGTCATGTGGTCACCTGGGCCGGTAGGCACGAATACCCACCAGTCGCCCGGCTCTAAGGGCTCGTGGTCCTCCAGCTCGCGGTAGTCCATCAGCCGCTGGCCAAGGTGCTACGGATGCCGATCCGGTTGACGACCTCACCCCCGTTGCCGCGTATCATCTTCTCGAAGTTGACCATCTCCTCGTCGGTCATCTTGGGCAAGTCGGCCGCCTCGACCGTGATGCTGGTGGTTCGGGCCAGGCGCTTCAACTCATTAAGCTCGGCGGTTACCCGGGCGACCTGCTTCTCCAGCAGACGGTTCTCGACCAGCAGCTTACCGGTCAGTTCCTGCAGGTGGCCCTTGCTGATGCACATGTGGCGGGCACGCCGTGGGCCGTTGAGCAGTTCCAGCAGCTCGAACACGTCGGCGCCAGGTACGATGCGGCCGTCCTGCAGTTCGATGTCACCGGTCAGCGGGATGGGGGTGTTGTCGATAGTCGGGTTCATTGCTTCACCTTGATGGTTGTGTTGCCGATGCGGATCCGTCCGGCTTTCAGCGCCGTGGCCAGGTCCAGGTTCATGGTGGGTTCTCTGCCTTCCCCGCGAGTCGGTATGCTTTCGCGCAGCTGGCGCAACGCCCAGCCGATGTTCTTCGTTTCGATCCACAGCACCGGGAAGCGGTCGCTGGTCTCGCGCTCCAGCTTGGCCACCGCGCTGAATAGGCTAGTCATCCGGGCATTCCCCCGGGATGACGGTCACTGGTACGCCGGCCTTCTCGGCCAGCTGCACCATGCTCGCGGTTCCAACGCCACCCGGGAAGGCGATCACACGCTGGATCGGTATAGCCTCCAGCATCTCACGGTTGCGGATGTGGCCGGCGCCTGGCCCCAGCTTGTTCCACTGAGCGGGGAAGCTGAAGTACGGCAGGCCCATGGTCGATGCCCACTCCTTAGCAAGGTAGTCTGCACCACGCGCATCGCCCTGAACGATCACCAGGGTCTGGTCGTTTGGCACCGACAGGCGCACCTCATTCAGCTCGGTGTTTACACGGATCTGGTCGCCGTAACGACGCCCACCGGTCACGATCACATAGTAGGG